GGATAGGACATCGAGGTTCTTGTACGGCTGATTCTGCGCTTGCTGCCAGTCGTTGTACTGGTTATCAAGATTTGCTTGGTTGCGGTTTTGGTAAATGTCGCCAACACCCGTTACCTGTTGCGCGTTCTTGTAGTCAATATTCCCGTAGGTCGGCAACATTCCGGCGTACTGCGTCATCTGCTGCATGCCTTGGTTATAGGCATTGCCGTACATGTTATTGGCGACATCGCCAAGTCCGCGCTGTAGCGTTTGCTGGTGAGCTGTAGTGCCGTAGTTGTTGCCGCCAAACTGGCTATTAATGCGCCCTTGAACCTGACCCATCGCTGAATTGACAGCGCCGGAAAGATACGGGTTAGAGTTCGGATCAAGGAACTTTCCAGACATTACGTCGGTATAGTTCGACCGTGCCGCATTTTCTTCTGCCGAACCATTGTTCGCCCGGTTCAACGTCATATTCAGACCTTGCGTCTGGTACGGGTCCATATCGGCTTGGCGCTGGCCGGAATAAGGCGTGAATGCCTGATTCGATAAAGCCTCGCCGCGAGACAACAGACCTTGAGCGTAAGGCAATGCCCATGAAGGCATGGAAGAGGTTTGAGTCGTTGTTGCCATGTTGTTCTCCAGCGCCATCCCGGCGTTAAGAGGTTGGTGTTAATTGCCTGTCAGGGTTCTAAGCTGAAGCCATCCTGTTGCGGTGTATATCCATCCTGTGACGATATACTTTGAACCTGCCGAGCCTGCTTCAGATGGATTGGTGTTCTTGCACTTATCGCCAATCGACCATGTTCCAGTAGTCGGCGCAGCAGTTCCGGACGTTTCCCAATAATATGAATCATTATGGGCGTTTGAAATAACGCGGAATAACTCATATAAACGAGTTTTCAATTCCGATATTTTATCACTGTTAGGTAATCTCGGATTAACTGGAAACTTGTTCATATTATTTCAGTAATCCGCCACGGATAATCAACTGGTCAATTGGAACGTCGTAGCTATCGAGCGGATAATTGTTTAACCGCTGTTCCATGTTCATATTCATGCGGGCTTGGGTGGCGCGTGCTTCTGCTTCACCGGCTAGGCGGCGATAGGCTTCATCTGGAGTTAATAGCCGCTCTTTTGAATACCTAACAATCGAATCCCAATTTTTTGGCGACAAGTCCATTCCACCAATAGCGTCAGCATAAGACGGATCAATTGCGCCGCTCTTAATAACCTCAGAAGGAGACTTTCCAAACTCTTTTGCCAGTCTGTCAATATCAAGAACAGATTTTAGTCGGCCTTCCATTTCTGGAAAAATGCTTGAATTGGACTCTTTGAACGATTCAGCACTTCCGCCCCTTGCCCATCCTTCTCGACCTTGGATAGCGTGCTGTAGTTCGTGGAGCATTGTTGAACTTGAGTCTGTTGGCCCAACAGTTATTCTCCCAAGCTTTTCATTGTAAGACCCACCGGGTATTTTCGACTCAATCACGCGACTCGTTCCAAATCCTGAATAGTTGCCGTACAGATCAGGATGCAAAAACACATCCTCCGCATAGCTTGAGCCAGCAGCGGAAGACCCACGATAAAACGATTTGTTATCAGGTATCTCTTGCCGCAAATGCCCATCCGGCCCTTTGAACGTGCCGGTTTCTTTCCACACCTTGCGAACATCCTCACCGGCAGCAATGCGCTTCTCTGCTTCAGCAGCTTTTACGGCATCCCAAGTCTTTGCGCCTTTGCCAATGAACATTCCAACCGCAGCAGGATTGAAGTTAAGCCCAACATCAACCATCTTTTGCGCCATCTGAGCGATGTTATCTGCTTTGGCTTTTCGCAAGTCACCGCCTGCCATGCCGTCCAGATTACGCATAGCATAGGAAGCATCGGCGTTGTTCATGCCGAACTGGTCTCTGATATTGGATGTGACTTTCCCTGCGTAGTCATTGAGCAAACCGGGGAACTTTCTAATGGCTTTTTTTGCAAGCTCCAAATCGTAATCAAGCAGCCCCATTATTCCGTCCCATCCTGAGAAAGAATCAAGTCAAATCCGCTAATTGCCATTGTCCCGTTAAATACAAATTCCATTTTGTGCCAACGAGCAGACCATAACAGGTCGTACCATTGATTTGTGAATGTCGAAGTAGAACCCGGCGTGAATGTGGTTGCGTCCTCGTTTGAATATGAGTAATTCACCGTTGAGCTTGTCGGCTGACGAATAAACCTTGGCTTGATTCTGGACAACGTTGAAAAACTCATGTTGTCGCCATAATGCCCAGTTGTAATCCGAGACTCTCCAGCAACGCCGGATAGCTGATAGCACTTGTGGTCGGTTTGGAATACTGCGACAACAGACGAACCGGACGACCAAAACGGCGAGTCGTAACTGATCGTCGTGGTTAGGTCGTCATACGTTGAGAACAACGATCCAAGCTGGTCATAGGTGACGCCTGAGGAAATGTATTCAGCGACACATTCAACTGTTGAATCAGCCCTGCCCCATTGGTTCGACTTCAGGTTATAGACAATGCACTTGTCAATAACGCCATTTGATCCTATAGAGGCAAACCACCAATAAACACGCTGATTCACCCGGTCAAAAGCGCCCATCATCCGATAGAAATACAGACTATCAGCCGTAGTAAAGAACCATTGGCGACACGGGGAATTCATCGGCGTAGGACGCGAACCGTCGAATACATAGAAATCATCAGGACCAACGAAGAAATGCGCCGCCCCGGTATTCACCACGCCTTCATTAGAAGCCGCGCCGATTTCGCCGGGAACGCGCTGGATGTTCCATACCTGACCGCCGCCAACATACTGCCCGATGTAAATTGCCTTGTTCTTGTACATGACAATTTCGTTGCCAAGCCGCTTCAATCCAGTAATCGGGCCTGGAGAGTCGAGTAATTGACCAGATACACAGCCTGTATCAACGTCAGGCGTCCAATCTGCGTAGTCTCCAATGGCAGAGCAAGCCCATCGGGTTACATCGTCGCCAAAGCCCATGCCGTTGATATTTGCGACAAATACCTGATTGTTGATAGTCTCGATCAGATCGGCTTTTGGCGCGGTTACTGAAGCATCAGCAAACGCCGTTCCGCCATCGTCAATGAATTGGATCGTTTCAGATTTCGCCGCCGCCAGAGTGACATTGCCGAACTGCGTAAAGCGCCATCTGTTCTCAGGACCAAGCGTATAACCGCCGACCTTGGATACGTCATCCCATACGCCAGAGCTTTGCTGATATAACTTGGCCGAAGACCCGCAGAAAACAAGACTTGTATTGTCAAGATTGCGGGTAACAGACAATCCACGAGCAGCAGAATCAATAGCTCCTAGACCGCAATCCACCGCAGACGGGGCGGCAATAAACGAACTTGCCGAGGGGATGATGTTCTTGCAGTCGAGAAATATTCCCGGCGCTTCCGGAGGTAGATCAGGAGCGAAGCCAGCAAACGGAATCATGTTCAACCCTGAATAATATTGAACGACGAAGCGCCAACCAGATCAGTGACCAGTGTGCTTGATTTGCTTCTCGCTTCATTGGTATTGATTGCACGGACGACTGAATCAAGCATCCCTATGTAATAGGTTGGGTCTGCCTTGATGTATTTATCTACCTGTGCCATTGTTGCAAACAGATACGCATCTGGATAATTGGTCAGGACGTAATTCGTCGAGTCTGCTGCAATATCAAGCGACTTGATGTAGTGGCATTTGACTGTGTATGCCTGATCTGGCAGGCAGTTGAACTCGATTTGGTCGCGTACAGCGTAAGAGCTTGGCCTTCCCGTTGAATCAGTAATCAACGGATAGAATTGTTCTGTGCCAATCTGCTGCAATCGTTGCTGCGTGCCATCAATCACAATGGACAAATCACACAGTTCAGACATCCTTGACGGAAACGCAAGGAATCGAGAGGAAGCCGAAGCTGTAAGGTCAGTGACAGTATCTTGCGACTTTGTGCGTATGACCCGATTTAGCTGCGCCTCTGCCAGCCTGATCAAATCAGGAATGACCGATACAAGGTCAGAGCGATGCGCCCACTGACCGATAAATGACTGAAGCTCGGTATAGTTACTGATTGCCATTCTTCGGCTTCCTTCCCCGCTTCGGCTTTACTTCTTCGGCGGCTTCTTGCTCTTGCAGCGCATTTTCTTCTTCCTTGTTCCAAACAATAACGCCGTCACCAATCGGCAACCATTTCGGATATTCTTGAAATCCCTGCATATGCCCTCCAATCAGCTTTAGAAGGCCGCCCACCTTGTGAGCGAGCGACCCATAAAACTGACTAGCGATTAGCCATCAGCGTGCAGGCGCGATGCCAGTTCAGCGCGGAGCGTCTTGTAGCCGTACAGAACATCCAAACGACACGGGAACTGGTCGTTATTGATGTCGTAGGCACGAACGATACGCATCGAGATACCGTCGAGAACCTGGCGGCTGGCGAAATCAACACCGGACGGCATCACCAAGTCAGCAGTAGCGAAGGTGAATGCGTCTTTGTGGAACACCATATCAGCGTTGATCAGTTCAGACGCACCGGCAGCGATCTTGACGATTGCCGAGCCGTTTGCCATACCAGCGGCGACAACGTTCTGGCGACCGCCCGAGGTGTAAAGCGCCGGGGCAAAAGCCACCGTGCCAGCACCGCCAGCATAGTCAGCGGTCACAACGAACTGCTGCAATGCGCCGGTAGATACTTTG